CGAAAACGTATTAGCGTCAGTAGTAAAAACCTCACCGACGAGAGCGCCGTTTCTCTCAATGTCGATGATGCCACCGTTCGTTGCGTTATCAAGTGTTAGTGAGGTATAGCCAGAGTATGCGTTGGGCGAGCTTGTGCCAATCCCAACATTTCCAGATCCATCAATCGTTATAGAAGTTGAGTTGCCGCTATCAACAATACTTTGAATACTGCTTCCACCTACTTGAAGAACACCTGACAAGTTAGGTAATGTTATTGTTTGATCCGAATCGGTGCCAGGAGTAGTTAGGGTAAAGGTACCACTACCGCTTGCATTAGGTGTGACTGCTATTTTACTCATTATTCTTCTTCTTTATCGTTGATCGTAATGGTGTTTGTTTTTTTCTCAGCCATGTCGATCTCCTTTCGTTTAAAGTTGAAATTCATTATCCTTCCAGCGCTGTTAGTCGTGTTTCGAGACTGTCGATTTTCGTTAGTGCCTCTTGCAGCGCAGCCGTTAACAACGGTACGATTTTGGACTGATCAATGCCTTGGTAATCAGGGACATTGCGAGTACCCATAACGGCTTCAACAGCCTCTGTAAGTACATTACCTTCTTCATCAAAAGTGGCTTCAACGGCTGGAGTGACTTCATACTCCTCATCACGCATTGCATCTTTTTCACCAGTAATTGCTTCTGGTACGACTGTCGCTGCTTCATGTGCAAGAAACCCATCGACCCTAGTGCCATCAGAAATCCACTCAAAATTCACGGGGTTAAGTGCTTGTACACGGGCAGATGCGCCTGTCATTGGCTGCACGTCTGTCTTTAGGCGGTAATCTGATGAGGTGTTGTACGCTGCAGTTGAACCAGAAATGCTTATATTACCAGCGATTGACCCATCGTTTAGAAAGTAAACAACAACTCCGTCAGAACCATTTCTTCTAAACTGAGCAGTGTAGTTATTGTTGGATGTTTGGAAAAATCTTCCGTCAGCATCTATCCACGTACCCACGGTTGAATCGGTTGCGCTTGTCTTACCAATCAGAAGGTCACCGTTGCCGTCGATGCGCATACGTTCGTTTGAATTACCATTGGTATGAAAGGTCATCGAATGGTTGGTCAGTGTCGCAATACCCATTGTACTCTCATTATCATCCCAAACAAAACCAATTTGTCTTGCTGCTTGTGATTGAAATGTAGCAATAGTTTTATCTGAACTACTAGGTGCGCCACAATCTACATGCAAAGGTGTGCTAGGGCTTGTCACGTTAATCCCAACATTACCGCTGCTGTCGATATCCATAGCTCGTGTTGAGCCACCATTAGTGTAAAACCGTAGATCATTACGTGATCTAATTTGGGCAGAGCCAGTTGTATCCACTAAATTTATTTGAGCCTCTGTGTCAGAGGATGTAAATGTAGCAACTACGTTTTCATTCCCAGAATTAACACCTAACCCACCAGTTACAGTAATGCCTGTGCTGCTGGTTGAGAGTTTCGTGCTATTTCCCTGACGTAAAAGAATTGGATCAGAAGATGTAGAGTTTGTTGTTATTGAAAGGGAGTTGCCAGGTTGATATATGATTCTTGCATCATAATCAGAATCTGCTGGAGATTTCATATCTATATAAGCGCCGGATGGTCCACCCATTTCAAGATTGGCAAAGCCTGATGTGGCGGTTATATTAAATGGTGGGCTGATGGTTCCAAAACTATTTTGAAGTTCTCCACTATCCCCAGTAGTTACTATTTTACCAGTTACTAAATCTTCTACCTTTGCTGAAGGTGTTACAATTCCAGTTGATCCGCTTAAAATAATAGGCATATTAAATCACCACGAATCTTGCGCCAGTGGAAACTGTAACAACAACACCATCGTTGATTGTTATAGGTCCAGTGGACATTGCATTTTGATCAGCAGGTATTGTGTAAGCAGCGGTTACAACTTGATCATTTTCATAGAAAACAGCATCACTTCCACCACCAGTAGCACCACCACTACCACCACCAATAGCACCCCATGCACTACCGTTATATCCTTCAAAAGATGTGTCAGTGGAATTAAATCTCAACATACCAGCAGATGGACTTCCATCACGTTGTTGAGTTGTACCAGTAGCAATCATCGAAGATCCTGTTGCTGATGATTTTGCGGTAACAGAATCAGCAGCCGCTGCACCTACAACCTCTGAAACATGTATCTGACCATCAGAAAACTCATCACTGTCTGATACAAAGTCTGCTAATATTCTTGCCTTTGTCATTGAGCAACCTTTTATTAGTGTATATATACTTTATATTGGTTATTTATATGGATTTTTCTTATGGATGTTATTACAGTAAAAAATAGAAATCATTCTGTTCTTGATATCAAATGTGACTGGGGTATCGCAAATGAATTATCTGAATTTTTCTCCTTCTACGTTCCTGGTTATAAATTTATGCCCGCATATAAAAATAAAGTGTGGGATGGAAAAATCAGACTTTTTAATATACAGACTATGGATTTACCTGTGGGGTTATATTCTTATCTATCTGATTTTGCCAAGGCCCGTGATTACACAATTAAAACAACACATGATAACTACTATGGTACACCTGATGTTAAAGAGAAAATAAATCCTAAAAATATTATGAAGTTCATTGAAGATGAGAAACTGACTTCCCGTGGACAACCTATATCGTGTAGAGACTACCAGTTTGATGCCGTATGTCATGCCTTAGAAAATAAAAGAGCCATTCTACTATCACCAACTGGTTCTGGGAAGTCTTTGATTATCTACCTTCTACTCAAATATTGGCATGGAATCATCAACCCAAACGGGCGTAAGAAGCTTTTGATTGTGGTTCCTACTACATCTCTTGTTGAACAGATGTATGAGGATTTTCGTGACTATGGCATGATGGTCGAGAATGGAGTACATAAAATCTACTCTGGTAAAGACAAACAGTTCAATCAAGGTACAGTAATCAGTACATGGCAATCCATCTACAAAATGCCCACTAAATGGTTTGAACAGTTTGGTTGTGTCATCGGTGATGAGTGCCATGGATTCAAGGCTAAATCTCTCACAACTATTATGAACAAGTGTACTGAAGCCGACTACCGTTTTGGTACATCAGGTACACTTGATAATACACAAACACACGAACTAGTTTTACAGGGGTTATTCGGTCGTATATTTCATGTAACAACCACCAAAAAATTACAAGAAATGAATACACTTGCTGACCTAAAAATTAATGTTTTATTGTTGATATATAGTAATGAAATTAGAAAAAACTGGGGTAAGAAAGATTATCACACTGAACTAGATTACATAGTAAAATACGAACCTAGAAATAAGTTTATCACAAACTTGGCTCTGGATCTCAAGGGTAACAGCTTGATATTGTTTCAATTCGTGGACAAGCACGGCAAACCCCTACATCAGATGATTAAAGATAAGGCAGGTGACGGTAGAAAAGTATTCTATGTCTCTGGAGATACTGACACAAATGATCGTGAACAGATTAGAAAAATTGTGGAAAATGAGGAGAACGCCATTATTGTGGCTAGTTTGGGTACCTTCAGTACTGGTATTAATATTCGTAATCTTCACAACATTATATTCGCTTCTCCTTCTAAATCACAGATTAGGGTCTTGCAATCGATTGGTCGAGGACTCAGAAAGTCTGATGATGGTAGAATCACCACGCTCTATGACGTCGCAGATGATTTGCACTGGAAGAAGAATATGAACTACACACTCAATCATTCGGCTGAAAGAATAAAGATATATAACAGAGAACAGTTTAAATATACCATTCATAAGGTAAATATATAATGAGCATAACACTTGATATTAAGCAAATGAAACTAATTAGTGGCGAAGAACTTATTGCAGAAATAATTGATTCTGTAGTAGATGATGAAAGCATGCCATACGATGCACTTGTTGTTAAAAATCCTTTCAGTATAGATGTGTTTAGAAAAAATGTATATTTAAGGCCTTATATGATTTTAGGAAAACGTGATCAAGTGCATCTCTTGAACATGGATCACCTATCTGTTATAATGGATCCTAACAAAGTTTTGCAAGCCCTCTATAGGAAAACCATGGACGAGTATTACGATATGCATCCAGAAGCCATACCAGATGAACATGACAAAGGTATCTTTAGAGATGAAGATCTTATTTCAGATTCTAGTGGCGGAAACATAATTCGGTTTGATAGTTTTGATCCGAATAAGATGCACTAGGTATACTACCTCCCCTAAAAGAGAATACTCTTTATTATACCACAATTTTATGGTATTGTAAACCCCTAAAATACATTTTTTTTTAAATAATTTAATCATTAAGTTATTTACAACTCACAGAGCCTATGATATAATAGGCTATATATTCAGGAGTATATTATGAAGCCAAAAGATAAACCGCATTACGTTAATAACAGAGATTTTAGTAATGCTGTAACAGAATATGTAACTATTGTCCAAGAGGCTGTGAAACAGGAAAAGAATATTCCTAAAGTCACAGATTATATTGCACTATCTTTTCTTAGAATTGCAGAAGGTTTATCACATAAAGGTAACTTTGTGCGATATACTTACAGAGAGGAAATGGTTATGGATGGTGTAGAACACTGTCTCAAAGCAATCAAGAACTACAATATCGAAGCAGCAACACGCACAGGTAAACCAAATGCCTTTGGTTACTTTACACAGATTTGTTGGTATGCTTTTCTACAACGCATTGCTAAGGAAAAGAAACAGCAAGACATTAAGATGAAATATATTGCACAAACACCTTCATTTGAATTTGCTGATGGTGATACAGATAAAGTTGCTCACGTTGTAGATCAACTTAAAAGCCGTATTGATTCAGTAAAAGAAAAAGATATGTTCTTTGCAGAGGTTGTAAAGAAAAAGAAAAGGCAGAAGAAAATAGATCCTGATGAAGGTCTAGGAAAGTTTATGAAATGAAAGTGGCCATTTTAAATGATACCCATGCAGGTATTCGTAATGCTTCTGATATTTTTACAGA